AATCAACAAGTTGGGAGACAGTGCCACTAGGTTTGACGCAAGTGATAGCAGTAGAAACAGGGATATTAAGGCGTTCAGCCCACTCAGCATTTGTAGAAACGGCAATAGCTTTAAGATGTTCAAGTGTCTTCTCCAATCCTTTGTTCTTCGTTGTCATTAATGGATTATCCATAATGCCAGTCAAGGAAACACCAAGTAAACGTTCCTCTTCTGTGTTACGTTGCCAGATCTTACGTAGATAAGGGAACTTAGTATGAGAAGATTGAATTGTACCTAAGATGGTAGCAAGACGGACCTTCTTTGAAAGAGTATCAAGTGTATCGGTAGAACGTACAACTACTTCCGTTAAGTTGCAAAACTGATACGGACGTAAAATGATTTCAGAACAAGGGTTTGTACCGAACTCGTAGTTGGGGTCACGCCTACCATTCTTAGCTGCTTGCTTCTTGGAAGCCTCACGGTTGAAGATACCACGTTCACCAGACTTAGACTCAATCAGAGCCATCCACTCACGCATGAAGGATAGGCTGTCTGGTTTCTTAGAATAAGCAACAGAGTTGTTAGCTAATCCACGTTGACCTTCAGTCAACCACCAGTCCCCTGACTTGGCGTGACGCATACGATCATCACTGAGATTACTCAATGAAATCATAGCACTACGTCTTACACCACCAACAACGACTACCTCACCGATCTTACACATAATATCGTGACACTCAATAGAGGATAGCTTACGGCCTTGAGCCTCTTTGAACGTATGAATAACGAAGTTAAATAGATCAACAAGTGGAGCTGGACCAGAAGCTCTGCCCCCGAATGTCTTAAGTCTTGCACCTGCAGGACGTACACGAGACACATCCCACTTAGGGATTTCACCACTATACAGGAGTGCAATAACTTGACGGAGAGCCTTAGCCCACCCTTCCTTACTGTCCTTAACGACAATGATAGACTCACTATCGAACAGCTCAGGCACTTCTGGGAGCTTGCTGATGAACTGTCTCTCGACAGAGAACCCAACTCCTGTACCACAAAGCAAGATGAACATGGCTTCATCGAATGACTTAAGATCGTCTACAGGCAAGTAGCTGCAGTTGTAGCCAGCTGTATTGTCACGATCCAGGGCTGGTCCAGCTGTCATCAATGCCCTCATAGAAGGCATAACTCCTAGACTAAGAATGGCATCAGCAATATCTTTAGTGTAGGTGTCCTTCCCTGCGACAGGATAGACTAAGTTCTCCATGTAACGTTCTACTGTCTCGTCAAAGGATTCACGTCCCTTGCCATCAAAGTATCTGGCATACCGTGACTTGTGAATGAATGCTTGGTAGTCTGTTGGTAAGTGGTTGTTCATCTGTTGTCTCCTGATCCTTTTAGGGTTCCTCGTTTTTCCCTATCGTCTAATTTAGTAATATTCATTTCCATAACTACACCTATATCAGATAGGAAATAGTTTGCTAGGGCTGTGGTGTAAAAAAGAACATCCCCCAGCTCCTTAATAATTTCATCAGAGGTAACCTTCTCACCATCTCTGATCTTCTTCTTGATCTTCTCAGCTACTTCCCCCGCCTCACCGACAAGGCCAAGAGTGTTTTCCACTAGCCGATCATGACCATGAGTAAGCATCTTCTTCTCAACCCACTTAGAGTAATCAAGGAGTGTCTTACTGTACTGTGGACTGCCACTGAACATCTCAAAGTAACCCATGCCTTCTAGGTCTTTCTCACTTATCATTTTTCTTTACCTCTACTTCTAGTATTTCAATATCATCTAGGTCGTACAGAATGTCTTGGATAATATCACCAAGGCTCAGTTCAACACTGTCAGAGGCAATGTAATTTGCCTTTGGGTCTAACTTAACAAGCATCGTCACTTCAAACAACACAGGAACCTCCAAGTTATATAGTCTAAAACGTTCACGTCAAGAATTATTCTTGCAGCCAAGCATCTGGTATGGATTTATCTGCATAAGGAAAACCGTACTTGTCACACCAGTCTGCGTAGGAAGACTTAGCCCCCTTGTATAGCTTTGATTTACTGTTATAAAATACGAACCGAATATCAAGATCAGGAAACTGTTTCTTGATTTCTTTATGTTTGCGCCTGTCATTAGCAACAAACCGTCCTTTGGTCTCGATTATGATACCATTACCAAGAACAAAGTCAGGAGTATAAGTCCTGACCTTTAGATCCACCCACTTTATTTTCTCTTTCTCATAGGTGAACTCAACGCCCTTAGCCTTAAGTTCCTTAGCTACATCGTCCTCAAAGCCAGATCTATATCCAGCCTTGAGGGCTGCAGCATTAAACCTCTTTCTGTTCATTGTAGGTAAAATCCTCAGGAACATTAGGTGTGTTGACTACATCAGTCAGGAGAACGTCACCTGTCTTGTAGACAAAACGTCTGGCCTCAGGCCAACACTTCTTGTTGAACTCACAGAAGCCACAAGATGGGTGAAGCTTCATGTTGGGGCTAGTCTTGGACTGAGGCACAGGTTCAAAGCCACGGTCAGGGATGTCACCCTTAACCATTTCCTTAACCTTCTCAACCTCTTTCTCCTTACGATCCATCTCCTCAGAGAAGTCGTATACATCTAAGCAGATGTGACCACCCACCTTATCAACAACAAGGAAGGCACCGTGTGTCTTGTTGGTTACAAGTGGATCGTCTTTCGCAGCATAGACGTAAGAGCTAAGCTGACTGATATAACCAAAGGGATCTTCGTCACGAAGGTTACCCTCAGCAAACTTCTTGAAGGAGTAGGGTGACGCAGACTTAACATCGACTGTCATACCGTCAATGACTGCATCTCTGTGACCAGCTAGACCACCAATATACATACGGTCCTGAGCACCTGCGACAGAATGTCCCGATACTTTGACAATGGCTAAGATAAGTTCTTCGATCATGTCTCCGTAAAAGAACTTAAGTAGGTCAGACGGAGCCAATGGTTTAGCTACCGTTGGGTGGTTAATCTTGTACCACAGTTTTCTTTTACAGGGGCTTCCAATGGAAGAGAAGGATAGGTAGCTACGTGGCTTACTCGGAGCAGAGAAACGTTTTGCTGCTGTAACAGCAATCTCTTTTCCCATCTCATTGCCTACGATATTATCCCAACCGTTCAATCCTAGGATTGTGTCTTCCATGTCTTTTACGAGTGTCTTGATGTCTGCCATGATTACCTCCTGTTACGTTAAACCCCCACCCCTAAGGGTGAGGGCCAGTTCTTCTAGGGAAAGGAACAGGAAACCTAGAAGGGGATTGAGTCTGACTCAAGTTGTGGGGAGGAGGCAGGAGAATCAGACTCAGAGGAGTAATCTTGGAACATTGAACGTGACTGGGAAGAACCACCTTCTGACTCATAGACTACGTGATCAAGGACTTGAAGTCCAAGAAGTCGGGTTCCGGTACGTCCTGTACGAGTAGGGTAGATCTCTACCTTGACGATACCTTCACTTCCGTTGCCGATAAGACCCTTGGATTCTAGATCCCAAGTCTTACCAGATTTATCAGCTACGATAGGTGCTCCACCCATCCAGTCCTGCATTCCGGTGTGAGGACGTGAGAAGGTAACCTTGAAGCCACCATCTACTTCCACAATCTTCTTCATGCAGCCTGCGTCTGTAAGACTTTTAGCTGTAGCTTTATCAGTGATGACGGTTACTTTGTACTCACCGTCAGTCTCTGTATTCCATTCGGCACGATCACGATTGGACTCAAATACTTTTGCCCATTCGATCTTACCTTTAACGTCAATGTTTGTTGCTGGCATTGTAGCCTCCTTTGTTACTGTTTTAGTACATAGTCATGTTGTATAGGGGTGTCAATGGGTCTCTGCCCAATTTTTTCCTATATCGTAAGAGCCAGGTGTAGGTATCTTAAAACCTAACTCTTGACCCACTTCCAGCATACACTGGGCTTGGATCTTTCCTAGATGTTCAGCCTCTTCCTTAGTACCAGTGACCTCCACTTGGTATTCATCATGAATGAAGCCAACCATCTTAAATCGTATTCCTTGCTTACGTGCTACATCGTGCCACCTTAGTAGGCTGTGCTTCATGAGGATGGACTCACCACTCTGCAGGATACCAGCAAGGGTCTTATGCTCACTGGGTACACGAACTTTACGTCCATCATATCCGGTGAAGTATCCTCTCTCTGCAACGTAAGGCACGAGCTTATTCTTTAGATTGTACAGCCCATCAATGCTGGACTCAAAACGGGTACGAGCAGCCTGTGCTTCCCTCATGTTCACGTTGAGGATCTGACCTGTCTTGGCAACACCTGCCCCCAGCAGCCAAGCATAGATAAATGTCTTAGCCATATCACGAGTACCGTTGGGCACAGCCAAGGCATTCTTGTTTAGGTTGTGGATGTCTGTCTCATTCTCTTTCTTACCTTCCATGATAGCCTGCGCATACTGGTCAGCATCGAAGTGACGCCAAAGGTAGTCAGCCAGTACTCGCAGCTGGATGCCATCTGCATCTGTCCCTACAAGCCAAGAGCCAGAGGGAACAGTCCAGCAAGCACGAAGGTGTACATCGTACTGTTTCTTTACCTCGTCCACGGCAGACTTAGGGGTGCCATGAAAGGGAGAAGATATATTGGCTGTGTTAGGATCTTTGTGAGCACATCTACCCGTCCAAGCACCTATGTGTTGTATCCTACCGTGAATACGAGAGTCACCCTTGACCTGATTAATCCACTCTACAAGGCTGCTTCTGCGTCCTTCTAGGGTGAGCCACTGAGCAAGAGCCTTTGCACCCTCAGGGGCGTCCTCAGGCAGTGTGCTAAGGTTTGCCTCGGACACTGTATACCCGTACCGATCCAGATCTTTCTTCTTTTGATCGTAGAAGGACTGGTCCATCTTAGCTACAGACTTACCGTAGGGTTCACCCACCTTCTTACGAGCAAACTGGATAGCTGTCTTGGTCTTGTCCACAGGATGCCATCCTGCATCCCACAGTGCATCAATACGAACACGAGAAGATCCAGGTTTGAAGTCCACCCAGTCAAAACACACAAGGTCTTCACCCTCAATGTTTGTGATTGCGTGACGTTCCTTGGCCCTCTGCACTGTAGCCATCTCAGTGCCATCCTTTTTAAGTCTGTACTTAAGTCGGTTGACCTCTGTCAGCTTAGGTGGGAAGTCTACTTGGAACTGTTCCTCAAGTGTATCCATCCTATTCTTAACAGAGTTAAGTAAGAACTCAGCCTTACCTTTGTCAAAGGCAAAGCCGTAGTACTGTGTCCGTACTAATTCAATCTGGAGGTTGTGTTCAGCTCTTAGAGACTTACTCCAAGCAGCATCCCAAATAATAGGAGAGAAGTGAGCATACAGATCAGATGTAACCTCGATGTCTCCATACCAGTACTCAACCATTTCATCACTGAATTTATCAAAGTCATGGAAGTCTCCTTTGTGTTTGTTAAGCCTACGGCCCCAAGCATCTAAGCTGTGAGGAGACTTGGCACCTTTAGGTATTGCAATGTCGTAATCAACAAGCCTGCTTACGATAAGTGTATCAATGACCTTTGTGGGATCAATGAGGCGGGGCTTGAGTAGTTTGTTAAGCATTGGAGCATCAAACGGTATAAAGTTGTGACCGATAATAAGATCAGCATCCTCATACCATTTGATGGCTGCAGCCTTAGCCACTGGATCTGCATGGCAGTTCTCAAACTT